TGCCGTTCGACCTCGGCGGCCTTTGATGCCTGCTGCACCCTCTGTAGGTTGGCTAGCTCGCTATCGGCGACACGCTGTGCCTGCGCCTGCCGCTCGACCTCGGCGGCCTTTGATGCCTGCTGCCTTCGCTGAAGAACTGCTATTTCACCTTCTGCGGCGGCCACCGTGCGAGCAGCCGCGGCGGCTTCTGCGCCTACCCGCCGTTCGATTTCGTCGTTTAGCCCACGCTGGACGGCAAGCTGCGACTGGTATGCCGCCGTCGCTGCCTCGACGTTTCCGTTTACAAGAAGTCTTTCGTTCTCCAATGCGGCGGCGAGACGCTCCGTCTCCACGGCTGCGGCTCGCTGCTGAGAAACAAGGCCGGCAATTCCATTGCTCGCCATTGCTCCAGGGGACATCTGAGCAGCCTGAGACTGTAGGCTCGCCGAGCGCTGCATCTCAGAAACCATCTCGGGTCGCTGGAATCGAAGCTCTTGACCAGTGGCGAGGCCAGAAACCATTGCTCCGGCTTCTTCCATCCTTTTCATCGCAGCCGTCGTGAACTCAACTTGACGCGCGACTCGAGAAAACTGATCGACGGATGCTGTTCCAGTCCTGTCTATTGTGTCAGCAAGCTTCTCGGCAGCAGCCTGCGCCGACTGAAGTGCGGGGTTGAACTCGCCCTGCACGGAAATAGCCAGTCTTCCAAACGTCTTTACGGCGTTAGAAAGAGGCTTATTTACCTGCTCTGCCGCGGAATACAAACCCTGCATCCGCGTGACTGCGGACTGTAGGTCTGGGCCTTGGAAGCCTTTAAATGACAGCTTTTGCGAAGCGACCGCTTGCAAAGCCCGCTCAAGCTTCTGAGCGCTGGTATAGATTCCGTTCAGCGCAGACGCTGATCCGCTTTGCGCGGATGTCAGCGACCCCTGCATACTGCCGGCGAACTTCCGCACCTCGGCGGCAGACTTACTCAGCTTGCTATCAAAATCGGCCGTATTCGCCGAGACGATAGCACTGATTTTGCCGAGATAGCCGTTTGCCATCGTTTCACCCTGGTATCGGTGCGGTCAGCTTCATTAGTTCGTTGATCATCTGCTGTTCGGTCTGCTCGGCCTTAACAACGCTCGGGATGAACGCGGCCTCGTCGGGGATGTCGTGTTTTTTGTAGTTCCCCGACGAAGCCATGATCACCCTGCACAGTCGGGCCGTCTGGCCCCACGGGTCTGGCAGCGGCCATCGCTGGTCATATGCGTACCACTCGGCGATCTCCTTGCTGTCCATTTCCTGAAGCAGCCGCTTGACGCTCATGCCGAGAGTGGCTGCTAGGCGGAAGTAGAATCGCCGCTCGGGGCGGCGGGCGAATCTTCCCCCAGGCCATCCACTGCCTCCTGGGTGAAGGCATTTAGCTTCCAACCGGCCTCGAAGAGGCGATTGATCACGACCGACGACTTCTTGCCGAGCACGTCGCCTTCGTCGTCTGCGAAGAGTCGTTGACCAGCCTCGTCGCAGAGAGCCAGCAGAAGGAAGCGAATGCGGAACGCCTTCATCTTCTGCTCGGAGTAGCTCTCCTCGAAACGGTCGCGGTCGGTGCCGGTAAGAACGCGAAGAAAAACGTCGCCGCCCCACTCTGGAACAGCGATCTTTTCCTTACGAACGTCGTCGGCGGCCAGGATGCTTTTACGGTCAAGTGCCATGTCTATCTGCTCCAAGAATGAGTGAGCGTCGGCATCCTGCCGGCTAATTGCCTTGATAGTCAGTCATTAAGAACTTGCACGAACCGCGAATGACATCATTCACTTGCGCGGACACAGATGCCGACTCGCAGATAACACGGCGAGAAATGCTGTAGCCACTGGACGAGAATGCCAGTTGCCCCGTTTTTCTCACAAGCCCCTGTGGGTCGGCGTTTGTGGTCAAGAAGTCCACCGTGATGGTGCCTCCGGCCCACTCGCCGGTTGGCACAATAACGCTGTAGCCCAGTTGATCTGCGACGGCCGTCATGTCTGTGACTTGGGCCGCGGGGGTTTGCACCGAGAGTCCGGTGATAGTGCCTGAGAAACCTAGAAACGAAAAGCTCGCCCCCTGCGCGGTGACTCCAGCCATTGCTATCCCCGCCTATTCGACTAGGCCACTCGAATGGTAAGGCTACCCTTGATGAGGTCGCCGACAGAGCCGCTGATCGTCGATGCCGTGAGCGTGCCGTTGCCGGAAAAGGAGACGGGGCCGCTGATGGCAACCGCGCCACTTTGCGCAGTGATGATTGTGGTTCCGATGTAATCAACAGAAATTTCTCGCTGCACGAAGGTCGGCACATACTCACGACGGCTTCCAACTGCCTGCCCGAGGTGCGATCCATCGGCGTTGTCGATCTGGTCGTTGACATTGAACGAAGTGGCAGTGAGGGTCGCACCAGCGTAGGTGATCAAGATACCCATCGCAGCAGAACCGGCCATAGTGCGCCTCCTTGCGCTAAAGTCTTATTCAGTGGCTTCTTGCCACCGAATCTGAAATAATTGTCGAACTTCATATGCGGGCGGGAGTTGTGCTCCCACGGCGGCCGGGTCTAGATAGTCATCCGTCTCCGACACGAGCCGTATATCACTAATTGTAACCCCTGAGAGCGTGCCAGTGCGGCCATCCAAGGCCAATCGAACCTCGTCCCCTAGTTCGCGGGCGGTGTCATAATTCAACGCCCACGACGCGATCTGGAGGCTGACGACCGGCTGAAACATCGGGCCGGTCAGGTGCGACTCGCGGGTGATGTTATTTCTCTTGTAGACACAGAACGGCAGGACGGCAGTCTTCGGCACAGCAATCGGGTAGACCTGAAATCCGACGAGCCTCGCCACCTCTGGGGTGGTGACCAGACGCTGAAAAACGTGCTTTTCGGGAGAGATAATCACGATTCCAGCCTATCTAGCGTGTTTTGGATTGCCGACCTCAGTGTGTTGAACACGGCCACCTGCTGCTCTCCGATGGTCTTTTCCATCGCGTGTCGGGCTGGCATCGCGCCGTAGGTTTCGCCTGGATGCAGGGTTACTGGGTGCATCTTGCCGTTGGTCGTGCCGAAGTCGTGGGGATACCCCTTGCCCATGCCCGCCTGACGAGTGGCTTCGTTGATGCTGCCCATCAAGAAGTAGTAGCCCTTCGACATATTCGCGAACTGCTGATTGTTCGCCGACGAATGCCGCTTCATCTTCCCGTTGATCATTTGGTGAACATTCAGATAGGTGCGGCGACCTTTCGTCCCAGGCTTTCTGGCGTCACTACCAAATTCGTGGAGCCACGCCGCGTTGCCCGACGCCTGCTTTGACGTGGCACCGGCTGTTCCGGTCTGCCACGGGCCGATGATCGCCACGGCAGCCGCATCGTAGGTCTTCGTATAAATGCGAACCGACTTACTCAGATTGCCGGTCACGTCGTTGATCTTGGCCTTGTAGCCCTTCTCAATGTGCTTGCCGGCCAGCTTGACGCAGTTCTCGAGCGCCTTCGGCTCGCCCATCTTGGCACCAAGCATCTCCAGCTTTTCTGCAAGCTCGCGGATGCCGGCCGTCTTGACCGTGACGAACGCATTCGTCAGTTGCTTGCCGGTCTGTCCGTCCATTACCCGAGGTGCGCCAACGCCTTGCGTAATCATGTCGCGTCCTCCCGAGCCAGGATTTCATGCACAGACCGTGTTTCTCTCTCGAGCACGCTGCTGATCTCCATCACGCGGCCACGCCAGATCAGACGGTGCTGGTGCGTCAAGCCGGGGAAGAAGCGGATGCGGATGCGGTGTGTGACGAGCACGCCAGCCTGCTGGGCAGCGAAGTAATCGGCGGCCCTCACGCCCATTACGCTGGCGTAGACCGTGCCCTCGTCCTCCCAGGAGAGCGTCGTCTCGCCGAACGAGCTTTGGCTCTCCACGGGCCGCTGGATCGTCACCCGCTCTCGCATTGCGCCAGAGTTGATCATGGCTCACCCCATCCAGAGCGCGGTGTATGAGCCAGACCCAGAGGGAGCCGAAACCGTAAGTGTCGCCGTCACGGGGAGGACGGCGAGCCGGCCCGCGGCCACGTCGATGCTGCCGGCCAGCCGCAGGACTCCCGCTCCCGTGTTCTTCACGACCAGGGTCGATAGCGGCGTCGTGCCGACGATCTGCACCGACGCCGTTCCGACGTTGCCGCTAATGGTCTGTGCCCGCGTCAGAGACGGAGCCAGATGCTCGGCCAGCGTGCCGACCGTCAGCGAGGTGTCGGAGGCGTCGTGGTAGACGGCGTCAACGTCAATGCGGGCGCGGATGGTCATCGGTAAACCCCCATGCTGGCCGCGGCCAGAAGCGTCTCAAACGTCTGCGGCACCGAAACGGGTGCTCCGGTGACCGCCGGTTGGCGAGTGTCATACCAGTGGGCGACGAGTATGCAGATGAGGTGCTTGGTCACGGCTGGCGCGGTTCGACCGTCGCTGCCGTAGCCGGCCGTGTACCGCACCGTCACCGAGTTCTCGTCTCCTCGAGTCGCCGGCCACGCCCTGGCCCACTGCGGGTAGATTCGCCCAGGCAGGACGCTGGCATCGACTTGGAAGTCGGCGTTCGCGCTCAAGAGCGTGCTGTAGGTGCCATCGCCGCTGCGGTATGTCACCGTGATCGCCGCGTCCTGCATGGGCAGCCGGGGCAGGATGATCGCCCAGATTGGGAACAGGTCATACTTGACCTCCCAGACGGTTGTGCAGATCGTGATGTCTAGAATGTCCTCTACATACTCGCGCGCCACCGAGATCAGAGACTGGATGTAGAGATCGTCGGCCTCGGTATCGACGCGGGCGTGGGTCTTGGCGAACGCCAAGCTCACCGGCTCGACGGCCGGCGACGTGATTCGCCGAAGACTACGAAACGGCGTAATCGTCGCCGTCGGCTTCTGCGGTGTACCGAAGACAATCGTGTCCATTACTTCCTCTGCTTTGGCTTCGTCTTGATGCCAACCTCTGCCCGCTCAATCGTTT